AATAGTTAAAAAGAAAAGAAGTGCATCTGCAACCTACAACAGCGTTTAAAGGTCATCTGCATCAACAAAAACAAACAATCAGGGGGTCTAGTTATCAAACTTGGCCAGGAAAATCTCATCATGATCTTTCCAAGTAGTCGAGTTGGTTCTAACTCCGGCCTTGCGGCAGGCAGTATTAACCTCGGACTTGAAACGGTCATAAAAATCCACATTCCAGTGGTACGCAAAATCGAGAGCATCATTCACATTCTGTTGAATCATTAACTCTGGATCTCTTGATTTGCGAACCCAGTCTATCATGCGGTAGATGGTGGCTTTCTCAATCGGGGCAAGAATGACATGGGGTCGTTTGGGGTGAGGGACAAAACCTCTCTTCAGAAAACTCAGGTTTTCTAACGGTTCCACTTCTATAGTGGTTTCTGACTTATCGGCGCGGGTATATGTAATTCCGTATCGGCCAAGGATGTTGCTAAATGTGACTTGGTTGAAAAAGTCACTAGCCTCCTCGGCGACCGCGAAGATGTTGTCATCACCATAATTAAAGCAGCACACGTTCTCGTCGAACTTACGGAGCGGCAGCATTTCGAGCCGTCCAGATTCTCGTGCCGAGATTCTCCACACAATTAGCGAATAGATGAAATTTCAGATGCAATTCAATTCGACAGTCAGCGGGCATCCACTAGGGTTGCCTTGATGCTTCATGTACAAACTATTCTGGGCTAGATGTACTGTGTGGATGATCTCGTGCAAGAGGACCTGGCGGACTGTCCTTGCTTCCTCTCCATCGTCGTACCAATCGCTAAGATGTTTGCGACTTGCATCATGATGAAAGCTTCAATAGTTCCATCCCAATTTGCATAGTCTCCAGCAAATCCATCGGGCGATATTCGTCTGAGTTTGTTCCAAAGGTCGGTCCAGTCCGGTCCGTGTGCGTCAGTTCCGACACACCCGAAAAACTTTCCGTGAGATTCACAGAAAGAGTTTTTGAAGTCCAGGAAGTAACGTCTGAACAGAATGACAAATGGTAGTGGCATCACGTTGATGGCTCGCGTCTTACCAAGGAACACTTTTTGTTCCGTGCGCAACTCATCCTTGAGCACATCCATTGTCACACTGGGCAGCCGTACGCCTTTCTTTGCGTATGACTCTTTCTCCTCTATCTCAGCAAGCA